AATCTCCGAAAATTTTTTTGACCCTTTTACTTTTTTATAATGAAAAGAGATTATAAAATTATCGACAATTTTTTAGACTCTAATACTTTTCATGAATTAGAGTGTTTTTTAATGGGTTCTGAAATGGATTGGCATTATAACTATGGCACGGTTAAAGGTATTGATGAAAATAATTTAAACGACTTTCAATTTACGAATACGTTCTATGGTAACGGTATGCCAATGAACTATCATGAGAAGGTATATCCAATATACGAAAAACTAAACATGCGTATACCTTTAAGAGTAAAGATAAATCTCAGCACAGTAACTACAAAGATCATAAAGAGAGACTTTCATATTGACCAAGGTAATTGCAATGATCTACCGTGGAAGACTGCAATTCTTTACATGAATACTAATGATGGTTATACAGAGTTTGAGAGTGGGGAGATAGTAGAATCAGTTGCGAATAGAGTTGTTATATTTCCTGGTACAAAGATGCATCGTGGTACTACATGTACTGATGCTAAACGTAGAGTTGTTATGAACATCAATTACATCTAATGTCTAAACGTCCCTATTGGAATTTTTGGAAAGTAGTCTTTGCAGGATGGTTAATACAGTATCCTAGAAGATTCTTTGCGATATTCAGATTCCCTTTTTTCTTATTAACAGGTATTGGTATAGTAGCAATATATAATATGTTAACTTCGTAATATCATGAACGACAAAGAGAATGAGATAACATATCACATATACGCAGGAGATAGAGTGTTATATTATAATCTACGTCAAGAAGAATTTGATGAGAAATGGCAACTACTCAATGTAATGGTAGGATTGCTAAAGACAGACTATACAAATAAAGACTTATCATATAGTATTGCTGCACCACAGGTAGGAGTAGGAGGACCGAATAGGGTTTCCACTACAGAACCACCAGGAAGTGATTCTTATTGACAAATATATAATAAACTGATATAATTGAGTTGAAGGAATTTAAAATTTATGGCAAAAGGATTTACTGTCAAAGCAGCTGCACCCAAAGCAAATACTCCTAGTTGGGACATAGATGCTATAAAAGAAAGAATGAAAGGTAAAGCAATAGTATTTTGTTTACCTGGTCGTGGATGTTCTTACATATTTCTGAAGAACTTTGTACAACTTTGTTTTGACATGGTTCAGAACGGTATGTCAATTCAGATAAGTCAAGACTATTCCTCTATGGTTAACTTTGCACGATGTAAAGTTTTAGGTGCAAATGTATTACGTGGACCTAATCAGATACCTTGGGATGGTAAGTTAAAGTACGACTATCAGTTGTGGATTGACTCTGACATTGTATTTGATGCAAATAAGTTCTGGCAGTTATGTGATCTAGCAATTGATAAGGATGGTAATGAAAAGGAGATCACTGCTGGTTGGTATTGTACTGAAGATGGTAAGACTACCTCAGTTGCACACTGGTTAGAAGAAGATGACTTCAGAACTAATGGTGGTGTAATGAATCACGAAACCATTGAGACTATGGATAGAAGGAAGAAGCCTTTTACAGTTGACTACACAGGTTTTGGTTGGGTAATGATCAAGAATGGTGTCTTTGAGGACTTAGAGTATCCTTGGTTTGCTCCTAAGATGCAAGTATTTGAATCTGGTAAAGTACAAGATATGTGTGGAGAAGATGTATCATTCTGCTTAGATGCCAAGGAGAAAGGATATGAGATCTGGTGTGACCCTCGGATACGTGTAGGGCATGAAAAGACTCGGATAATCTAGGTCACGGCCTCTCTCACCAAAAACTCTCTCTATAGCACCTTTAACGAGGTGCTTTTTTCATGCTAAATAGTCACTAAATAAGTTAAAATTTCCTTTTTAATGCCATCTCCACGGATAAGTAAGGGTTTTAAGGACTTAAGTATGTCACTTGAGGTTAATCCAATTAATTTGGACCTTATAACCATTAAGAATGAGACTGCTATTGCACGTTCTTTGAGGAACTTGGTGTTTACGACTCCTGGTGAACGATTTTTTGATCCCGATTTGGGTTCAAGAGTCAAAGAATCTCTTTTTGAGAACTTAGATGATCAAACAGCAGCCGCAATTAAGGAAGAGATTATAACAACCATCACTAATTATGAACCAAGAGTGGAATTGAAGAAGGTAGAGTGTATTCCTGACTACGATGACAATGCATTTAACGTAAAAATTACGTATGACATCGTAGGAATAGACGTTTTACCTCAACAATTAGAATTCGCACTACAGCCAACACGCTAATGGCACTAGTAAACTTTACAAATCTAGATTTTGATCAAATAAAAGTCTCTATAAAAGACTATTTACGATCAAATAGCAATTTTACGGACTATGACTTTGAAGGTTCTAACCTTTCATCCATAATTGACGTTCTTGCATACAATACTTACATCTCCTCATACAATGCTAACATGGTTAGTAATGAGGTTTTCATTGATAGTGCAACATTAAGAGAGAATGTTGTTGCACTTGCACGTAATATTGGTTATGTTCCTCGTTCTAGGACTGCTGCACATGCACTTGTCTCCTTTTATGTGGATACAACAGGGTTTACTACAAAACCAATTACATTAACTCTTAAAAAAGGTGTTGTTTGTACTGCTGCATCTACATTTGGATCTGAAAGTTATGCATTTGCCATTCCTTCAGACATCACAGTACCTGTAGATAACAACGGATTTGCTAATTTTACTGATATTCAGATTTTTGAAGGTACATACCTAACTGCAAACTTTACAGTAGAGGCAGATAACCCCTCTCCACCTAAAAGATACATCTTAGATAACGATCATATTGATACATCGACTCTTAGAGTGGAAGTTAGAGATACACAAGCAAGCACATCATCTAAAAAGTACCTTCTTTCCGATAGTTTGTTTGAAGTTACTTCAACTTCTCGTGTATTTTTCATTCAGGAGATTGAAGATGAACGATATGAGTTAATTTTCGGTGATGGAATCTTTGGTGAAAAGTTAAAATCGTTAAATTACGTTGAAACTTCATATATTAAGACAAATGGTGAATCTGGAAACGGAATTTCTTCATTTTTGTTCAATGGTCGTCTTGTAGATAACAATAATAACCTTGTAAGTAACGGAATTTCACTTCTTAGTACGACACAACCATCTGAAGGAGGTAAAGAGATAGAATCCATCGATTCTATTAAGAGTTATGCTCCTAGAATCTACTCTACACAGAATAGAGCAGTGACTGCAGCAGATTATGAAGCACTTATACCTAAAATTTACCCAGAAACTCAATCTGTATCGGTTTTTGGTGGTGAAGAACTAGAACCACCACAATATGGAAAGGTTTTTATCACAATAAAACCATTTTATGGTCCATTTGTGCCTAACTCAATCAAAGATAACCTAAAAGACAAGTTAAGAAGTTATTCTGTAGCAGGAATTGTACCCGAAATCCTTGATCTCAAGTATCTCTACGTTGAGACTGACATAACTGCATATTATAATGCAAATTTAGCACCAAGTGCTGATTTTGTGAAGACACTTATCTCAAATAACATCACTGATTATGCACAATCAAGTGAAATGAACAAATATGGTGCAAAATTCAAGTATAGTAAGTTCCAAACCTTGATTGATAACAGTCATCAGTCTGTTACTTCCAATATTACGACTGTTGCAATGAGAAGAGATCTTAAAGCACGGTTAAATCAGGTTGCTGAGTATGAAGTTTGCTTCGGAAACCCATTTTACATCAAAAATGCAAATTCTTATAACATTAAGTCATCTGGATTTAAAATTTTTGGAGTAAGTGAGACACTTTACATGAGTGATGTTCCAAATGCTGATATGCACAAAGGATCTTTATTCTTATTTAAATTAAATTCTCAAACTCAACCTCAAATTGTTGTTAGGAACGTTGGAACGGTTGATTATCATAAAGGTGAGATCATGATAGATGCAATTAACCTTGTAAGCACCTCTAAAACACTTCAGGGGCAACCAATTATTGAATTATCGGTTTGTCCTCGTTCAAATGATGTTATTGGATTACAGGATCTTTATTTGCAACTAGATATTAATAGTAGTACGTTAAATATGTTAACGGATGATATTTCTTCAGGATCTAATCCTTCAGGAACGTTATATAAATCTACACCTAGCTATATGAATGGTAACATAGCAAGAATTGCTCCTGGTGATGGTATCGATGTTACATCTTTACCCACATATAGTGTTTTAGGAGATTCTACAACATCCACTCCCTCGTACTAACCAATATAAATGGCAGATACTAGAGTTAAGATTAGTTCAGTTGTATCCAATCAACTGCCTGATTATGTAAGAGAAGATTACCCACTTGTTGGGGAATTTTTGACTGAATATTATAGATCTATGGAAAGTCAGGGATTGACTTTAGATCTTTTTAAGAATATTGACAAATATGTCAAAATTGATGAATTAACAAATCTTGTAGACTCTACTACATTGACTTCGGATGTTAGTTTTGTTGATAGTACTATTTCCGTTGATTCGACGAGTGGATTTCCAGAATCTTATGGATTAATTAAGATTGATTCTGAAATTATAACATATAGTGGAATAACAACCAATACCTTTACTGGATGCTCTAGAGGATTTAGTGGAATTACCACTTTTAGTAGTCCCAACAATCCTGATGAGTTAGTTTTCAAAGAATCTGAAATATCTACTCATTCTCAAAATGCGACAGTTGATAACTTAAGTACTTTATTCTTAAAAGAGTTTTTTACAAAAGTAAAAAGACAAATAACACCAGGATTTGAAGAAAGACAGTTAGATACTAGTGTAGATCAAAGAATTTTTATAAAACAGTCAAAAGACTTCTATACATCAAAAGGAACTGATAAATCCTTTGAAATTTTGTTCCGTGCATTGTATGGTGTTGATGTAGAAGTAATAAAACCAAGAGATTATCTTTTTGCGCCTTCAGATGCTCAATATAGAGTTTGTAAGGATCTAGTTGTTGAGGCACTTGAGGGTAATCCACAAGATTTAGAAAATAGAACACTTTTCCAAGATTTTACCCAAAATGGAATCAAAGGTGCGAGGGGATCTATAACTAATGTTCAAAGGATTCGACGTAATTCTAAAGATTACTATATTCTTAGTTTAGATTACGATTATAATAAAGATATTGAAGTAAGAGGATCTATATTTGGTGAATTTTCAATTCATCCAATTACAAGAGCAATTACTCCTGTTTCTATAGGTTCTACTGTTATTGATGTTGATTCAACGGTAGGATTTCACACTTCAGGAACATTAATCACAAAACACTCTGATGGAATCAGCACAAAGATAACTTATACCTCAAAATCACTTACTCAGTTTTATGGATGCTCTGGAGTTACTAAAAATATAGATTCTCAGCAAGATTTAAGAGTTGACGAGTTTGCATATGGATATGTTGGTGTAGGAACATCAAATTTATGTAAAGTCCGAGTAACTGGTGTTACTGAAAAATTAAATACGCATTCTTTACAATTTTCATCTGAAATTGGTGATGTTATTGAACCACAAGGATTAGGAATAGGAATTACTAACGAAGGCGCAAATAATTGGTTCTTTAATATTGCAGTAAACTACAATGTAAAATCTTTAGAGTTATTGGATGCTTCTAACTCTACTTATGGTATTATTACCTACGATAAGCATAATTTTATACTAGGTGACAAAGCTAATATCAAAACTACTGATGGTGTAAACTTAGTATGTAATATAACTTCTATTATTAATGATTATCACTTTACTATTAACGATCAAGGTGTTTTAGACACAACAAGACACTTTACTATTGAAAAGATATTATCTAAAGCTAATGTTGAGGATTATCCTGAATTAAGCATTCAAAGTACCAATGTTGAGAATGTTTATACTAAAGGAAATGGAATATATTTAAGTTCACCTTCTATTCCATCATATCTTAATGAATCATTAGATGCTAGTGATAGATCTGTAATAGTTACAGGAACCTTTAATGGGGAAAATCTATCTATTGCTAATCATGGTTTTTATACTGGAGATTCATTAACATACGTATCTGGTGAAGGTACAAATAAGTTAAACATCGTAGAGGGTGTATATTTTGCTAAGAAGGTTGATGTTGATACGATTAAGATTGCGAAAAGTAAATCCAATATCTACAATGGTAAATTTATTACTGTAATAGGAACTGTTAGTAACAATAAGTTTGAGTTAACAAGATTTGCAGATCAAAGATTAAAATCTCAGCAGTTGATTAGGAAAATACAAAATCCTATTACATCATCACTCAAGTCTGAAACAAAACCTGGACAAACTGGAATTTTAATTAATGGTGTTGAAGTATTAAATTACAAATCTAATGATTCCGTTTTTTATGGACCTCTTGAGGAAATTGCAGTTGTTAGTGGTGGAAATGATTATGATGTCATTAATCCCCCTGTTCTAACTGTAACTGATTCTGTAGGATCGGGATGTTCTGCATTCTGTGCTGTTAAAGGTGATTTGAAGAGAATTGAAATATTAGATGGTGGATTTGACTATATGGATGATCCTATTATCACTATCACTGGTGGTAATGGTAAAGGAGCAAAGGTAAAATCCAATTTAGCTTCTATAGAACACTCTGTAGAATTTAATGCAATACAAAATGCTGGATTAGTAAACCTATCTAATAATACAGTTGCATTCTCGACATTCCACAAATTTAGAGATGGTGAGAGTGTCATATACAGACCAAATGGACAGACCGCTGTAGGGGGTCTCACAACGTCTGCAGCATACCATGTTTCTATCAAGGATGCATTTACCATATCACTACATAACACCCTTCCTGCTGCTGTGGCGGGCATATCTAGTGTTGACCTAACATCTTATGGAACAGGTGTTCATAACTTCAGATCTAGCAAATTTAAGAAAGTTCTTAAGTCGATCAGTATTGGTAGTTCTGGATCGGGATATACTAATCAAAGAACTACAACAAATATAAGTGGTATTAATACAGCTAACAATATAGTTACTATTAATGATCATGGATATAGTGATGGAGAAACAATTTTATATACTGCTAAAGGAACTTCTATAGAAGGTCTAACAAATACAAATTATATTGTATCAAAGGTTAGTGATAACTCATTTAGACTGTCGGAAGTTGGAATTGGATCTACTGCACCTAATTTCTACTATGATAATGACAAGTATGTTGATCTATTGACTGTTGGTTCTGGTACTCATGAGTTTAATTATCCTCCAATTAAAGTAACTGTAGAAGGAACTATAGGAGTTTCCACTTTAACTGGTCAAAAGTTTGATGCTATTGTACAACCAATATTCAGAGGATCTGTAGAATCTGTATTCATAGAAAATGGTGGATTGGGATATGGGTCTTCCGAGATATTAAATTATAATCGTCAACCAGTTTTTACTCTAAAAACAGGAACTTCTGCTCAATTAAAACCAGTTGTTGCAAATGGTAAAATTGTTGAAGTTTTAGTCCTAAGTTCAGGATCAGAATATAATAGTCCACCAACTTTAGAAGTTAAAGGATCTGGTAAAGGGTGTATTCTCATACCTGTATTGAACGCTGGTGTTATTGAGTCGATAACGGTTGTTAGTGGTGGATTGGGATATGATAAAAAAGATACTACTGTCATCGTAACTGCGTCTGGATCAGAAGCTCAGTTTGAATCAAGATCAAAACAATGGACTATCAATACATTTGAAAGATTAGTTAATTCAAATAATATATCTGAGGATGATGGTGTTTTAGCAGAAGGTATAAATTCTGATTTTGAAATTCAATTTACTCATTTATATTGTCCACGTAAATTGAGAAGATCTGTTTACTCAAAACAAATTATTGATGGAAATCCAGCTAACTTTGTAGACTTATCTTTAGAGAATGATATAGAAGAAACTTCTATCTATCACTCACCTCTTTTGGGTTGGGCATATGATGGTAATCCAATATACGGTCCTTATACATACACTCTTCCTACTGGAGGTGCGATTAAAATTATGAAGTCTGGATACGCCATAGGTGTCGTATCTGATAGACCAAATCCATTAGGTGAGTCTGGTGAATTAGTATTCCCAAGTGGATCTTTTGTTGAGGATTATGTATACTCTGAAAATGGTGATCTAGATGAACATAATGGAAGATATGGTATAACTCCAGATTATCCAAATGGAACATATGCATATTTTGCTACTATAGATGCTGAATCTATTGATTCTCAAGCACCATTTAAAAACTATAGAAGACCTCAGTTCCCATACTTTGTAGGAAACTCATTTAAGTCTGATCCTATTGAGTTTAACTTTGATAGGTATTCAAATCAAAAGGATGTTGATATCAATAATGGTGATTGGTATAGAAATACAACACCCTATGGACTTCTTGATGGAAATACAAATTACAACTATCTAATAGATCCATCAAAAGATCATAAGCAGAAAACGGTTGTAAAATCAATCTCCAAAGGTAAATTGGATTCTGTAGGAATTGTTACTGGTGGATTTGATTATGGTGTAGATGATAGTGCTGTATTCATTAATGAAGGAACAGGTGGTTCTGGTGCTGTTGCAAAAGTTGCTGCTATTTCTGGAAAAGAAATACATTCCATAAATGTTGCTAGTACGATTGTAAGTAATATTGAATTTGCTCCTTTTAGAGAAATAGGTGCAATTATAGGGTATTCAACAAGTCCACATAATATTAAGAATAAAGATTTTGGTACTGTTAGTGGATTATCTACAAATGTTTTTGTTAGTGGTAGTTCTTACCAAATAGGAGTTCAAACTAGTAGATTTATACTAGCTAATGCTATTGGTGATGTAACTGCTACTGGAATTACAACCTATGTTGATATTTCAAGTGGTCAATTAAAATTTCCATTTATAAAAGAGAATGATATTCTTGGTATTGGAACAGAGAAGGTTAGGGTCTTAAATGTAGATACTGATCAAAGTAGAATTAGAATTCTTAGGGGTGAGTCGGCAACTGCAAGTCCTGCACACCCAGCTTTTGCTAGATTGAATCAAGATCCTAGAAACTTCATTTTCTATCAACCAACACAAGCTTTTAGATTTGATTATAAGTTAAACAAGGAGGTATATTTCAATCCGATAGAATCTTTATCAATAGGAACTTCAGGTATTGGACATACTGTGACAATAGCAAATCCAGGTGCTGGTTCAACACAAGTATTCTTATCTCTTACTTCGATTTATCTTCCTGATCATGGATTAGAGACTGGTGATGAAATCATATACAATTCAAATGGTGGAGCAGTCATTGGTGTCCAAACCTTTGCTGGTGCAGCAAGTTTCAATTTATCAGACAATGATAAGTTATTCGTTGCTAGAAGAAGCAAAGATATAATTGGTATTGCTACTGTTAAAATTGGTTTAGGTAATACAGGTGAATTTAGAGCTCAAGTTATAGATCCTTCAAAGATGCCATTATACCTTACTGGTATTGGTACTGGAACATATCATAGCTTTACAACTAATTACCAAAATGTAATTAAGGGTGAAGTTACTCAAATCGATGCGACTGTTGCGACAGCTTCTACGCATGGAATGAGTATTAATGATAATATTATTATTGATGCTAATATTGGTGTTACGACTACAGTATCAGTTGCATATAATGATTATAATAGAAGATTAGTAATAAATCCAAAGAACTTTGTTTCTGGTAATGTATCAGTATCAAACAATACAATAACTGTTTTGAATCATGGATTATCTGATGGTGATAAAGTTATTCATACTGCTAGTACTTCATCTGGTGGACTTAAAGACAATCAGATTTATTTTGTATCAGTTGTTGATAGAAATAAGATAAGTCTTTGTAATGATTTCTATGAAGCTGTAAAATTCAATGCTTCTGTTGTAGATATTACAAGTGCTTCTGCTGGAACTATCAATCCAGTCAATCCACCAATCAGAGTTCAATCAAATCAAAAAGTTTATTTTGATTTATCAGATTCTTCATTATCATTTAGTAAAAGTGGTGTAAGTTATGCTGCTTTTGATTTTAATCTTTATTTTGATGAAGAGTGTAAAAATGTTTACACCAATACACCCAATTCTTCAATATTTAATGTTACCAAAACTGGAACTCCTGGTGTTAGTGCAGATGCTAATTTAAGTTTCCAAATTTCTAATATTACCCCAACAAATTTGTATTATAGTATGGTTCCCACTAATCTGTCATTGAATACAGATGTTAAAAAAGAAATAATAAAAGATACAGAAAATATTACTACACCATCTACTTTATTGACTGAAAAAAATATTTTTAATAGATTGCATTCAATTTCTGGAATTGGTTCTACTACATTTAGTTTCAATTTAACTCAAGAAGCAGGTAAAACTCTTTATATTCCATCTGATGGTAAATTTAAGTATATAACATCTTCTAGAACAACTAGAGGACCTATAGCCTTAATGAGTGTGATAAATGGGGGTCTTGGTTATAGTAAAATTCCTGGTATTGATAAAGTAGAAAATTTAGGTGTTACTACCTCGAAAGGTTATGGTGCAGTTTTAGATCCTATTAGTTTTTCTATTGGTCGTATTGAAAGTGTAGATATTCAAGATATTGGATACGAATATTCTGCTGATAAAACTTTACAACCTAAAGCTTTACTTCCTCAGTTTATATCTGTAGATTCTTTCTACTCTTTAAAGAGTGTTGGAGTTACTTCAGTTGGTAATTTTTATACTACAGCACCAGATTTAGTTGTACTAGATGGAATTACTAAGTTACCAGTAGATGAAGTAGTTCTAGAATACACTTTAGGAAATTCTCATGTTGGAATTGTAAAAAATACAACTTCACTCAATAAAGATATTCCTACTATTATTCCAGTTAATAACTCCAATGGAATTAAAATTAATTCTATGGATTATAATTTAGGAACTAAAGATGTAACTGTTACTATAGGTGCAAGTTTTAGTAGTGCTGCTGATTACCCATTTGCAATTGGTGAAAGTGTTTTAATTGAAAATATTAGTGTTGGTGTTGGAACAACAGGTAAAGGATATAACTCATCAAATTATAATTACAAACGATTTAAGATAACTGCCACAGATCCTAATATTGGTGGTACACTTGGCAGTGTTACTTACAGTTTACAAGATTCAATTTTTGATGGCAACATTCCTGGTAATTTTGATGAAGCAAATTCTTCTGGAAGAATAATACCAGAAAAATGGTTCCCTATATTTGGGGTTGAAATGGTATCTAATGATTTTGAGAAAGGAGAAGTAGTTTCATCTAAATCAACAACTGGAACTGTACAATCATGGAATGGATTAGCAGGTTCTTTAAAAGTATCATCTCCACGATTGTTTAATATAGGTGAAATTTTAACAGGAAATTCTTCAGGAACTATAGCTATAGTAAAAGAAAGAATTTCATATAATGCTCAATATGATGTTGGTGCTTCTTCTATTGTTCCAAAAGGATGGAAACGTGAGACAGGTTTCTTAAATAACAACTTGCAAAGATTGCATGATAATGATTATTATCAATACTTCTCATATGCACTAAAATCAACTGTTCAGTTGGAAAAATGGGATGAAGCAGTTTCTTCATTAAACCATACTGCTGGATTTAAGAAGTTCAGTGATTTAGTCATTGAAAATGATATTACACAAAATAATCAAAGTGTGGGTTTAGGAAATACTCAAATAGGGAGAGTTGACTCAATAGCAACTTTAGATTCAGTGTTGAGTTTGAATACTATTCCTGATTATGATTTGGTAACAGAAAAAACTCTAAAAGTTGATGATACTACTGTTGTATCTGATGAAGTTGTATTTAAGACTAAAGTACTTCAAGATTATATCGAATCTATTGGAAACAGAGTTTTGTCAATTGATGATGTAAGTTCTCAGTTTAATGATCTACCAAGAACGGATAGATTTTCTGCTGTAGATTTATTTCCATTAACTTCTGCAAGACATAAGAAATTTATTGCATATATTCAAGATACTAGATTTGGTGAAGAAAGACAGGTTTATATTATTTCTATGGTTCATAATAGTTCAACTGCGATGCTTAACCAATATGGTGGAGTATATACATACGCAGATCTTGGAACTTTTGATTTTGATATTTTAGGAGATGAAGGAAGACTCCTATTCTATCCTAAGAAGTACAGAGCAAATGATTATTTTGTAACCACATTAACTTATAATATTGCTGATACTGTTGCTGGTATAGGTTCTACTGATTTTGGTGATATTGCTAATGTTGGTAGTGCTACTTCAACTGTTGGATTGGGAGTTACTACTGCTGTAAACATTGTAGGAATAGCAAAAACTTACAGGTCTGCAAAGATAACTGTATCCGCAGCTGCAACTAATTCAGCATATCAATATTATGAAGTAGATGAGTTAACTATGGTTCATGATGGAACTAATGTTGAACTTATGGAGTATGGTCAGGTAAGTTCTGACATGCCATCAAGTCCTTTGGGTTCTGCTGGAATTGGAACATATGGAGCAACTTTATCTGGCAATTATGTCAATATTAGTTTCACTCCTAATGCAGGTGTAACTACTGCAACAGGTTATCATATTAATAGTTTGAAAATTGCAATGTCAGATACCACTTCTTCTGGAGTTGGTACTCATACATTCAATACTGGTCAAATAGCTTCTAGTCAAACATCTATTGCTTCTTCTACATCTCCTGTAGAGACAGTTGTTGCAGAATATTCAGATGCCTACAGAAGTGCTTACTATTTTGTAAGTATCGAAGATACTACAAATAATCAATATCAAGCATCTGAAGTCTTAGTTGTTAATGATGAAAATGAAGTGTACATCACTGAATATGGTGTTGTTCAGACTGGAGGTAACTTAGGTGACTTTGGGGGAAGTGTTACTGGAGCAGGAGTTAGACAACTTACATTCAAACCTTTAGCTAGTGCAAATGTTCAAGTAAGAGTTTTGCAAAATGCAGTAGGAACTGTAAATGATTCTGTTAGTGATAACTTAATAAGCTTTACTAACGCATCTATCGATACAGGTGAAGGTGAGTATTATGGAACAGAAACTGATGTAAAACGTGCTTTTGAACTTAACCACAAACAGTTGGCAATATTTAAGAGAAACTTCTTAGGTGCTCAATCTAGTGTTGTTGATTTAACTAATAATAAAGTTTCTATACCAGACCACTATTTTGTAACTGGAGAATCATTAACATATACTCATTTGGGGGCAGGTACTAGCCAAGCAATTGGTATTAAGACAACAACAATTCCTGGTGTAGGATCTACTGATAAACTTCCAACAAATTTATTTGCTGTGAAGTCTGATGATTCAAATCTAAAATTTGCTGCTACTGCAGAAGATGCTTTAAAATCTAAACCTGTTATTTTAGATATTACTGCTGTAGGAATAGGAACTTCACATGCTCTTACTTCTAAGAATGCGAATAGTAAAGTTTTAGTAAGTCTTGATAATGTAATTCAAACTCCAGTGGTTGCTAGTGCTGTCACTACAAACTTAGCTGGTAACGTTGATTATAATATTGACAATATAACGATCACTGGAATAACGTCTATATTTGGTGGAGATCTTCTACAAATTGATGATGAGATAATGAGAGTGGATATGGTAGGATTTGGTGCTACTAATAAATTAAGAGTTAAAAGACCTTGGATGGGAACTATACTTTCACCTCATGATGCTGATGCTATGGTAACCAAAATCAATGGTAACTATAATATTATTGGAAATGAAATTAATTTCTATACTGCACCCAAAGGACTTACTCCTTTAAGCACAACTGCTGCTAGTCCCGATGATGTGTATTGGACAGGAATAGCAACTCATTCCACATTCAATGGAAGATCATTCTTAAGATCTGGAGTACCTGGTACTGCCGATGAACCATATGCCAAAAACTTTATCTTTGATGATATATCTTCAGGATTTACTGGATATAGCACTGAATTTACTTTAACATCTGGTGGATCAAATGTTACTGGAATATCTTCCGATAATGCCATTATATTAATCAATCAAATTGCTCAAGGACCATCTAGGTATAGTGATCCAATTAATGTAGTTAGCAACTATACTTTATCCGAAAACTCAGGTATTACTAGTATTCAGTTTGCAGGAACTGCTTCTTCAGTATCAGCCGATCCAAATACTGCTAGTGTTCCTGTTGGAGGAATTATAATATCAGTTGGATCTACTCAAGGATTGGGATATCAACCTTTAGTTGCTGCTGGTGCTACTGCGGTAGTTTCTGGTCTTGGAACAATTAGTTCTATTTCTATTGGAAATAGTGGTTCTGGATATAGATCTGGAATTCAGACTACAGTTAATGTCTCAGTCAAAACCCTAAGTACTGGTATTCCTAACATTCAGTTTATTGGTACTGCTGCTGTTAGCAATGGTAACATTGTTAGTGTTGCGATCACAAATCCTGGTGCTGGATATACTTCAACCAATCCACCCGATGTTATATTTGATGCACCTCTTTCATACACAGATATTCCATTAGTTTATACTGGAACTTCTGGAGTTGGAACAGAAGCTACTGCAGACATTGTTGTAGGTGCTGCAGGTAGTGTCATAGACTTCGTTATCAACAATCAAGGATCTGGTTATGGTCAAGAAGAAGTTCTAACAATAGGAGTAGGAGGAACTGTTGGAATACCAACTGATTCTACTCTTGGTGCATCATTCAAAGAATTCCAACTTACAATAGAAAAAACTCAAACTAATACCTTTGCTGGTTGGACTTTAGGTGACTTCTTAGTTTTAGATGACTTTAGTAATTTGTTTGATGGAAACACTAGAACATTTGCTATCAAGTTAAATGGAGTTCAGAAAACAATTAAATCTAGAATTGGTTCTCCTGTTAAAGTTCAAGATACTTTATTAGTCTTTATTAATGATATCCTTCAGATTCCTGGTGATGGTTATATCTTTGATGGAGGAAGTTTTATAGAATTTACTGAAGCACCTAAAGTTGGTGATTTGATTAAGTTACTATTCTATCAAGGAACAGGTGCAGTTGACGTAAGAGAAGTTGATATATTGGAGCAAGTTAAGGTTGGTGATATTATTAAGTTGACTGGTGAAGAGATAAGATATAGACAAGATGATAGATTAGTTACTAAGATAAATGCTACTGATAGTGTTGACACAAATACTTACGGTGGAAGAGGAATCAACGAAAATGAAACATATGTTAGACCTGTAACGTGGTCTAGACAGACTGAAGATAGATTCATTGATGGAGTTTCTGTTCCTAAAACCAGAAATTTATATGAGCCTTTAATCTATCCAAACACTAATTTGATTCAACCACTTGGTCTTGGTTCTACAATTGCTTTTGTTGAAAATGTTAGAACATTCTTTGATAACTCAAAAGAGAATCAGACTAAAAATAACAGTATAAGAATCATCTCACAAGATTCTGTGGTTTCTGCCTCTGCTACTGCTGTAGTTTCTGGATTAGGAACTATCAGTTCTATTGTAATTGGAAATGGTGGTATTGGTTATACTGGTGCTCCATCAGTAACTATTGGAAATCCTGTGAGCACTGCATCCAGTTTGAGAGCATCTGCTACATCTTCTATCACTGCTGGTATAGTTACTTCTATTAGTGTAACTGTAGCTGGAACTGGATATACTTCTTCCAATCCACCTGTAGTTCTAATAGCAGATCCTAAGACTTCTGGATATGTGGAGGAAGTAACTCAGGTTTCCTATACTGGTGATTTTGGTACAATATCTGGAGTATCAACTACTACTGTCGGTGTAACCACTGGAATCGTATTTGATCTATTACTTCCTAGTGATTCTTTATTCAGGGATTCTGATGTTGTAGGAACTGCTATCACTGTAAGTGGTATACAGACAGGATATTATTTCGTAGTATCCAATTCTAATATTGGCAACGGAGTTACTTCATTAAATAGTGCTGGTGCTGTTGTTGGTTCAGGAAGCAGTTTCTTGGACAATATATATGAAGTAGCATCTGTCTCTATTGGTCAAACAAATGCTGTTGCCATAGGACAAACTTACGTTGCGAAAGTTACAGTAAGTGTTCAAGATTATAATGGACTTACTGGTTTAGGTCATAGTGAAATATTCGGTGATTATTCTTGGGGTAGAATCTCCATAAATAATAGATCGAAAAACAAAGTTTTCAATTCTTACAACAACGGTTTATTGGGCATTTCCACTTCACCAATTGTTGAAAGAGTGGTTCCATTGAAATCCACTAATTATAACGAATAAATAACTAAAAAAATCCCAAATGTCCGCCATTATAACTGATCAGCTTAGAATTTTGAATGCTAGAAATTTTATTTCTGGTGTGACTTCGACTACTAATTCATATTATTCTTTTGTTGGTCTTCCCAATCCAAATAATTATTCTTCTTCTTGGGACACGGATCCTCCAGCCCCTAAAGATAGTTTTGAACAAGAGGATGACTATTGGGATACGATGGTTGCTTTAAAGAAGATTTCTCCTAGTGATGTCAGACAAGTGGTCACTAAAACTGCTTGGATTTCTGGTACAACATATGATATGTATAGAGGAGATGTTAGTAGAACAAATACATCTAAACCATCTGGTGCAACCAATTTATATTCTGCTAATTATTATATTGTAAATGAAGATTTTAAAGTTTATGTTTGTCTGCAAAACGGAACTGATCCTGAGAATCCAAGTGGAAGACCTTCACTAGATGAACCTACATTTACTGATTTGGAACCTAGATCTGCTGGTGATAGTGGTGATGGTTATGTTTGGAAATATCTGTACACTATCAAACCAAGTGATATTGTAAAATTTGATTCTACTAATTTTATGCCAGTTCCAACAGACTGGGATACTAATACTGCTGATGCATCGGTTAGAAATCATGCATCTACTAGTGGTGAATTAAAAATAGTTACTGTTGTTAATAGGGGAGTTGGT